GTTGTATATACAAACATCTTTAATTTGTAGATGCTTGCTTATAGGCGAATCTTCAAATGCTTCTAGTATACCATCTTGTTCGACTGCATCTTTAAAAAGTCGTGTATCTGTAGCGTATTTCTTATCGTCTGCACTTGGACTCATCATATAACTCCACTTGCCGCGATCTTCAACACGTATGCTATGATAAACTTGACCATTGGCTGTTGCTAGAAATGGAGATGCACAATCGTATGTAATCATAAAATTAGGATTGTGATATTTTCTAACAGCACGTTGAATATCTGTAAGTAATACAGCCCATTCTAGTTTGCTGGTTCCTAAGAAGTGCATAACATCATGAACTCCGGTTTCGAGCAATCCGTCATGTATCATAGTAACAATGCGTTTTATAATTAAATGCACATCACACATATTCTGACCGCCCATAGCCCAGCCATTAAAATGTGTATCTGGATACTTCTTAGGGTCACAATAATCTTTAAATTCGTTATACCAGTGGTCAGCATCCGCATGGTTACTGCCTTGTAATACGTTTAACACTTTAAAGTTACCACGACGATTGGCCATGTAATACCTTGCGTTGATGTGAGTTGCATCAACTGCATCTTGATAACTGCGAATGTTTGCTGCTTTTGCTGCTTTAGGGTCTTGGAATGTCCACGTTGGAATATCAAGCATCATGCCGTAGTCCATGTATTCTTCCATCCAGTTTACAACTAGCTCACGCTTCTTTTGAGCCTTGGGGCAGTTTGGATCTGTCCAGTCGCCTTCCCACAATCCTTTTGCAATCTGGAAACCACCTGAGTCTCCTAACAACCACGAATTATCTCTGTCACGCTTGCGTAGCATATCTTCTTTTTCACTAAACTTAGTAGTGTCAAGTTCGGCATGACCCGCAGAATAGAGCGCCCACTTATAGTGGAACGCTCCTTTACTTGGGTTTAAGAAATTAAGTGCTTCTACTTCACCAATGCCTGCTGGAACACGAGCCGGATCGACATATTCGCCATAACGTTGTTTACCTACAAACGTAGCATAGAACCCGCTGATGCTTGGTAAGAATACAGCGTAATCATTTTGTGTTTCAGTCAGATTTGTTTTCATTTAAACTTAAGATCTTTCAATAAATCGGTTAGTTCTGTAGTGCTAACCGCAGTTCCGTTCCAAGTGGTAGTACCGCTGGTAGTGCTAGTGTTAGGCGAATACACCCAAGTTGGATTTGTAGCAATATAATCTTTGTAGTAGTCTCTGTAATTGTCTTTATATGTACGAGTTTGGTTTAGATTGTGTACTAAACTCTCAAGATCTGATACTTTCTTTAACAGTGTTTCCAACGGACCCATTAATCGCTCGTCTTCGTTTAGTTCTTGTGCGTGAACAATCGCAGCTACCATCATAAAGTTACGCAGTGCTTTTTTAACTGCCGGATTGTCTGACGCAAGTGCTGCGTCAAACATCTGTGCAAATTCTTTTATATCAAACTGTTCCATTTTTTACTCCCCATTTAACTTTTAACCACAATCTTTCAAACACATAATGAACTATAGTTAATATAATATGTATCGTAATAGCATCGATAATACCAGTCCAAATTGCTGTAATTAACAATGCTATTATTCTATATAAAACTATTCTTACTACAGTTCTTGAATGTGTTTCGTTCATTTTTGTTGTGCTGGAAGGATGTAGTCATACTTGGCCATGCCACTGTCTACTGAAATTTTCATAGCACCCTGGTCTGTAATGCTCATTGTTTTGTCGCCATCTAAACTTAAAATAGCAATAGTTTGCGATACTGGCCACGCCCATGTGTGTGTTAGTTTACCAGAAATTGTATGCTCAAACGTAAACGAACCGGCGTGTGTATTTAAATCACCGAAGTAAAAGTTAAGATTTCCATCTTCAGTCTTGACTTGGAATACCGTTTCTTCGCTGTGTGCGCCTGCCATCAGTTTCATACGTGCAATAGCTGCCATGCTAGGATTAACATTAACATCCCACGATGAACCTTTGAATTTCACACTTTTAAGTTTTTCTTCAATGATTGCTTTATTCATAAAGCGATAGTCATTCTGGAAGTCACTGGCTTTGTTTTCAAAGTGAATGTGAGTCGGAATTGTTTCGCCATTGCGTTCTGCTTGAACAACTTCGATAGTAGCATTTTCGCGATATTCTGGATTTTTTAAATGGTATGCAAGTTTGTTCAAATCAGGCATACCAAACACGCCGATAAATTCGCCAACTGGCGTGTGTGTAGTTGCTGTCATAATGACGCTTCTATCATCAGCCATTGATTCGATTGTAGTCGCATCTTCTGCTGTTACTTTAAGTGTGGTAATAAAGCCTAACGAGTGTGTATGGCTTACGATGTCTTGTAAAATGTCTTTCATGTATATCTCCGATTATTACTTTAATTTTAACTGCTAGTGCCTTGATTGTCAACAGATTTTTTTGTATCACTACACCAAAAATTTATTGTAGCTATGTGATCGTCGGTGTATGCTACGTAATACTCTACTCCTAAACGGCTGACAACGTCAAGGAGTTCTTTAAGTGTTACTGTATTACTCATGCTGATATTTTTGCCTCCTGAAAGTAGCCTAGCCTCTCCCAAGTGTCACGCCATCCTTTTACTTGATAAGTGTGTTTGACTAGTTTAGCAAGTGGCTCGTCATTACCGCCTGGCATGGTTTTATCACCAAAGAAGTAGAGTTTATCTTCTTTTAAGTTAAAGTCGTTGATTATTTGTGATTTGTCCCAACCAACAGGATAAATGTCAATGCCTGTATCGCCGCCAATTTTAGCCATAATGGTATCGCCGTACATCATGTTAAATTGCAGTGCAATACTTTCACGCTCGCGATATTGTAAATCATGCTCAACATACATTTTACGCTCGCCTAGTGTAGCGTTGCGTCCTACAATGCTAAAGTTTATAGTACCCGGACGTTCTTCCAAATGATTGCCTGTACGTAACGGAAAACTGCTGAATTGTAACCAACTTTGTAGTAGTGTTTTACATTCTTCTGGCAATTTCCAGTCTTTGCGGTGAATGTTTTTGCCGTGTTTCCAAACATCGTTACCGCTACAGTTATATACTGCATCAACACTTTCAACAATTTCTCTCCCAAGCTGTTCTACTGTTTTATTGTAGTCGCTGCCAGTAACAAGATATACATCGTTGTCTTGGCAAAAGTGTAGAAAAAACTCAGCAAACGTTGGATTTATGCGCTGTCTACTTGGAGTTAACGTTCCGTCTACATCAAAAATAAATTTATTCATCTACACCTCTATGCTTATGGTTTTTATCTTCAACAAAGCGCCAGCAGCCCTCTGTTTTCAATGTATTTAGATCATTTTGTAAAAGAGTGTTCTCCATTTGGAGGTGTTCTATACTATGTTGCAACTCCCATATCTGTTCTTGCAACCATTGAATTTGCTCAGACGAGTCGGTCATTTTGCTATCTCTGCCGCTACAACTCGTCTACGCAATCCACTTGTACTGAATCTATGATCACGTTTGTTAAAGTGCAATTCAATGCCACGTTTCCTACAAACGTCTTTGCCTGTAAATTCTTTTTCACGATATTCTTCGCCTAAAAATCTTACATCTACTTGAAACAGTTCGAGTATATCGATCACATCTTCTTCGGTTTGATACGGAACAATTTCATCTACAAATTTTAGAGCATTGAGTTGTGCATATCGTTCTACTAATGTTTGCACTGGTTTATTTTTTTCTGTAGGACGATCTATTGTAGGATCTGTTTGTAACCCTACAATTAGATAATCACAGTTTGCTCGTGCTTCACGTAACATACCTATGTGTCCGGCATGTAACAGATCAAACGCACTAAAAGTTATACCTACCTTCATATTAACTCCAATCAAATAAACTATTAAAAGTTGTATTTTGTTTTGTGCTTTCTAAATCATAATCTAGCGCACCAATCAAGTTATCCAGCTTGTTGTCAATGATAACTTCTTCCATTGCGTCTGAATCAAACGGAAGTTCTTTAAACCAGTCCGGCAATCGCAGTTCGTCTGTAGGGTATGCAACACTGGTGTAATTCAAAGGATTTTGCTTTAATTTACAAACAATAACTTTCATACCGTCTACAATCTCTAGCGAATACTTGTCGCCGTTCATGCGCTTTAGTGTATTCCAGTTGATGCTTGCTCTAACGTGCCCGGGCATGTTTGCTTTACCCTTTTTTTCTTCTTCACGTTGATAAAACGCAATTTTGTTTGCACGTTTAGGAGAGCCTTTTTCGTATCCTGGACGTTCTTTGAATTCTCTTCTAAACTGTGTAATACTATCCAATAGCTGTTTTTCATCAGCAAGATCCAGCACCATGTCCAACAGCGTTTTCAAAAAGTCTTGCATAAACACCGGAGTATCAGATCTTTTAAGATCGAGACCCATTGCTTTAACTTTGCCTTTTTTACCACCAGTGTCTTTGCGTTCGCCTTCAAGATCGTATACTCTAACTGCATAACGCTTTTTAGTAATAAACAATCCGGTATCTGCAACCACTTCTCTACCTGCTGCAATGACTTCTGCTCTGCTCTTTGGACAATGAAACGCCCTGCCCATGAAATCACTAAAACTTAGATTTGCTTCGTCACATATCTGATCATACAGTGCAGTAACACTTTCCTTTGTCCACGGAATACGATCTGATTGAATTTCATCTTTTAGTACAGGATATGCACTGAAATAAACAGAGTCTGTATCACCGTAGATAATACTTTTACCTACGTGATCATACGATCCGGTGATGATTTCGTTTACCTTGGCTGCCATGTGCTTGGCAATTTGTCTACCAGTTAGTGTAGTACTTTGTCCAATGCGCTTATCGAAAAATCTGCAACCCGGGTTAAGAATAGCACCATACAAGCTGTTGAGGTTAATCTTCTTAACCAACTGACGCTTATCCCAAAACGCAATTTCTGTTTCGTTTCCAGCTTCGATTGATTTCTTTTTCTTTGCTTGTAGTTCTTTACGTTCGCTGTACCAACGCTTTAGCAAGCCAGGAACAATCCCTTCTTTTTCATATGTAAACACAGTACCGTTTGCACTAATCATCCACGGTTGGTTACTATCGAATATTAGCTTGTATACTTCTGCTGCACTTAGCACATGACTTTCGCCACTTTCCAAGTCCAGTGTTAGCATGATATCTCTGCGTTGTTCCATAATAGCTTCGTATTCTTCAGCACCAAATCTACCTTCCCAGCTACTTGCAAACGACATTTTCTTTAGAGTAACGTCTTCGTGAATACGAGCATCGGAAATATCCAGACGAATCTGTCCAATAATTGTTTCCGGCGCCATGTTCATTGCACGAATCACACTTGGATACAAGCTGTTCAAGTCCATTGACCCGACCCATTTGTGTACACCTTTTTTAGGGAACGCAACATAAGCACCCGCAGCTTGCGTATCGCCGCCGTGGTCACGCCTGTTGGGCACCTGCATCCCTCTACGGTGAGATTCGTTAATGATTGCTTGTTCTGTAACAGCAACAGCACCCATTGTTGTTTGTAGCAACACAGTGTTGTCGTGTGCAATCTCGTTAGCAAGATCCAAGAATCTCAGTTTCTTATCGATCTTATCAAGTAGTGCAACGTCCTGCCGGTTGTATTCAATAAATTTACGAAAGTCATTATTATAAAGTTGATCAAGTGTTCCTTCGTAAACAGTTTTGTTTTCACCAACTTCCATTTCGCCGATTGCATCTAGTCTGTAGCTGTGTCGTTCTTCGTATGTGTATTTGCGATACAGTTCGAGATAGTCCATATGCACACGTCCGACAGTGTCAAACGTTTCTGCTGTTTTACCAAACTTTTCGTATTCACGCTTACGAGGTAACTGCCCCCACAAACAAAAGCGTCTAGTATCATCCTTGCTTAGTATACGATTTACACGATTTACTGTATACGGAATATCGTATCCTTCGCTGTTCCATCCACTTATAATGTCAGCGTCTTCGATCAGGTCAAGGAAGGTTTGCAGCATGTCACCTTCGTTTTTAAATAAAATACAAAGGTTACCCCACTCTTTGACTTCTTCTTGTGCTTGTTCCATTGTAAGTGTTTTAGGAGGTAGCGCAAGTGTTACCAGTGTGTCCATCCATTGCAAATGTACAGTAATAGCAGTAATTGGCATAAACGGATCGTTTGTTGGGGCAAATCCCCGTTCCGGATCAAAGTCGGTCTCGATGTCGAAAAATGCAACGTTTAGTTTAGGTGCATCTTGATTTTCATAATTTTCACTTAAACATTGAAAAATTGGATTAATATCAGATTCGAAAAGTTTCTTACCTTTGTTAATTGCAAGTTCTTTGCGATAATCTTTTGTATTTTTACAAACAATACGTGTAAGAGGATCTCCGAAAATACTTTTATACTTTCCTCTAGGATCGTCGTAATAAAATGTATATTTTGCTTGATATTCGTGGTAATGTCTTTTACCATCCTTGCGTTCGACTACACGAATTATATCTGCGTCTCTGTCGAACATTGCGTCTACATATGGCATTTCTTCTCCTTGTTGCTTATTGGCCAACTAACCTTCAACCTACTCGTAAAGTGAGCGACTCTACATTTAATTATTATTTTTAAGTATATATAAACTGACTCTAGAACTATCTAATTTAACTGTTTCGTTAGGATATTTCCGATCGTAGTACTTTTTTCCAATTGGCATGACTATAATCATCTTAGGTGAAGATTTTTTAATAGTACCAATCTTTAAATTATTATGATGGGAATATGCAATAATATCCCCATCATTTAATATATTACCTAAAATGTCAACGTGTTCAGTCGTCTTTGTCATAGCCAACAGTGGACACCAGTGTTTCAAGATCTTCGAATTCGTCTTGAACTTGTCCCCAGTTACGCTTTTGTGCAACACGAATCGCTTTGTTAATCAAGCTAGGTTTTACGTTTAGTTCTTCTGCAACAGCCTTAATAGTATCTTTAAGTCCTGCTTGCAAATCGCTTACTTCTTGCATAACGCTTACGCCTTCACGTACAAGACGTTCTAGCTTGGCTTTTTCTTCAGCGCCGTATACTCTATCACTCATATATTACTCCTTTTTTAATAATATATGTTAAAAGCTCTTTGTTGTCAATGGTTTATTTTATGTAAGCACCAATTCGTCCGTGTACGTCTGGATAAACTTTGTATGTGTATCCTTCGGGTGGATTTATTTCTTCGCCGGCCCATACAGGTATAAAATGTTTTATATTGCCTTCGAAGTCTTCGTTGTGTCTAAAGTGTACTTCTATAAGTCTTCCGCCTATAAATTCACAATTTATCCACTCGTATTTTTCACCGTAGTGTCGTATGCACTCCGGTAATCTTATTCTGTCGGATACTTTGATCCAATCGTTCCACTTGGTAAACGTGTTGTCGGGCTTGTTACCTTCGACTGCTAGTGCTTGTTTGCCCCAATGATAGTCTATACTAAGATGTCTACCTTCGAACCACTCGCACCAGAAGTGTCCAACAGGCAAGTGTGTTGTATCGCATTCAAGCCATAACTTTTGTGAGCCTAACCCAAGTCCTATCATGTTAACACAAGGACGGACAATATAATAGCCCGGATGCGGAACATCTAATCCGACCGGGCCACAATTATAATACATTTTACGACTAAGTATGAGTTTATCTAACACCCAAATATCGTCTGGGTCAATTGTTTTCCAGACAACGTCTTCGGCAGTTATCATTTTTTCTTTTTACGTCCTTGACAGTGTGCCCGTTGAGAAAAACCTTTCGGATTGCTACAGTTAATAGAGCTTTTGTATTTTTTACTCCATTTTTCTACAACAATTTCTTTTATTTTCATTTTTTTGCAACGTGTTCAGGCTTGCCTTTATGCTTGGTTGCTGCATAATCTTTTGCTGCTTTTTTTGGCATTTCTTTAGCAACTTTAGCAACTTCTTTACTTGGTGCAGGTTCGCCTTTTTGTGTAGCATGTACCATACCCATGAAGCGTTGTTGAGCCTTGCTCTTTGCTTTTTCGTCTAGACTTTCTTCTGTTTTTGCACTTTGACGATCTTTTCTTGCCATGAGTTTTGCTAGTGCCGCAGCGGCTTTAGAAGCCATACTAGCATCTTTTTTATCACCAGTGGGTCTTGTCCAGCCTTTTGCTTTGTTGTGCTTTGTAGCTGCTAATGCTCTGCCTTTTTTACGATTGGCAATCTTACGCTTGTTTTCGTCACTGGCATCACCTGAACCTCTACGTTCGGCTTCATCGTCGTATGCTTTACCGTGATACTTGTAAAGGGTATCTGGGCTTAGTTCGCCTAGTTCAGTTTTTTTTTGATTCATACGTTCTGCTAGTGTTTCTTTATATTGGCTAGCTTGATCTTCTGTCATGTTACCCTTGACAGATTTACTTTCGTTTGCATTTCCATTTTCATATTCTAAATAATGATAAACAGAGCCGATGTAGTCTGCTGCTTTGGTAATCTTTGCTTGTACCCAGCCTTCTAGACCTTCTGCCTCTGATATATTTTTAAGCATGTCGTGCAATTTAATTGCATATTTTGCAGTTTTGTAAAGATCTGCACGAGCCATTTGTACTTCGTGGTCTTGTTCTGCTGCGTGTGCAAGATCACCCAGTCCTTCGTTTACGTTCTTATCAGTCATAAAGGTATCTCCGAAATTCTTTTATATATTTATCGTTTTACTGGCTTGCCACCCATTAGATTGTTTGATAAATCTAATGCATTTTTAGCAGTACCATCTTTGTTTTTCTTTTGCGGCGCAACTGGTACACCACTCTTGTCACGTTTAATCTTGGCATTTGCTGCTGTTGGGTTAGCTACGCTTGCTATGCTTCCTGCACTTGTAGCACCAGCTGTAGCAGTTTCTTCCATGCTTGCTTTTTTCTTATGTTTTTCTTTGCGTGGCGGTGTATTCTTTTTATTTTGATCTTTGTGTACGCCGGCACCCGATCGTTGTGCAAATGTTGCTACTGGGTTGCGTTCTGCAGGAACTGGTTTTTTAACAACTTCGTTGATTTTCATTTTGTCTTCCTTAATCCGGTAATCGCAGCATCTTTTCCATATTGCGCCTGTAAAATTTTCTTTGCTTCTTGTGTATTTCTAGCTGACACTTGCACAGGTATCCATTGAGAATAATACTGTTGGCGAACTCTTACATTCGCTGTAAACAATGAAAACAAGTCTGTTTGTTTTAATTCTCTTAGTAGCATGTTAGTATTTATCAAAATCAAAAGGTTTGATTTTTTCTACAGGTTCTTCTAAACTATGTCCGCCCGAAATAACTGCCCATTCGTTGGCTGTATATTTGGGTTCTGCACTTTCAGTCATTCCTAAGTTAAATAAAACGTTTGTGCTTTTGCCTTTTACTTTAGAAGATAACGTAGGAGGAACACCATTTTTATCTACAGTGTTGCCAAACTTAGCTGCTTGACGTTTGATTTCGTTGGGCCCTACATCAACAGTTTGGTTTTGTCGAGTAATTTTTCCTACGCCTGCTGCTTCTCGTATTGTTTTAATAGTACCTTCGTGTGTAACATAATATGGAAAAAACTGAACATCAGGATATTCTTTTTGTAGATTGATAAACATTTTGATGTTGCTCATAGCGTCATCATAAAGACGCACTCTAGCATACTTACCTGTATCTAAATATTTTCTAATCCACACAGCTTTGTTTTGTGAAGGTGATCCTCCGAGATTACCAGCACGATGCACATGAACTCGATTCATGTCAATGCCATATTTTCTAAATGTATCCAAAAATAATTCTTTGTTATCGAAGTCTGATCTAGCAGTAAGCATTATAACTTTACTATTGCCTGCATTGTTTATTATTGCTTTAAGTTTAGCAATCATTGGTTCAATTGGAATACTTTCTTTGTTGAACTTTTCTGCGTTTTCAAATTCTCCAAAATCAAAACTTTCGCCCGGTTGCAGTTTATAAGTGTTGAATTCTTGATTGGTTAGACTTTTAATAATCTTACCGTCTTTTACAACTTTGATTTGCGCAGTGGTTCTGAACAGTGTGTCATCAATATCAAATATAGTTAAGCCTAGACCTTCTGCTTCTAATAAATCTGTTATTTTCATTTTTTTTGTTTCTTTACTAAATCGTCTTTGTATTCTTCTATAAAATATTCCATGGGTTCGGCACTGATGAACTCAAAATATTCTTTGTCTTTGTTATAGCCGCTTATTTTTTTTGGTGTAAGTTTTTTAAAGTCGGTTACATAAATTATATGCTCTTTACCTCGATGTGTTACGAAAAGGTAATGATGAGGAAACCAACTACGCCATACTCGTTTAAAAAAGTTTTTCATTTTTTACGCCCTCTAAATCCGGGTTGTTGATTTAGTGCTCCTGTCATGTGTGGTAAACTAAACCAAAGTTTAAACCAATCAGGATCTCCTGGTTTAATTCCACGTTCTTTTTCGATACGGCGTTTTTCGGCAGCGGTTTTAGAAATGTTTTCCGGAACATACTCTGTATATCCTTTGAACTCATTTACTCCTGCGAGTCGTTTGATATATTCGATTTCGTCCATTGTTTCCAAAATTCCTGTCGTTCGTTAGTTGATGCTGCACGGGCTTCGTGTTCTTTATGCTTTTCTACATAAAAAGTATAAAAGTCTATTTCTTTGCCGCTTTTTTGCGACCTGCTTTCATATTCGCTAGCCAATGTGCCATCCTTTGCTTTTCACCAGAACTATTTTTAGCAGTCTTTCTTAAACTGCTTACACTTGCTTTAGTATTTACACCCATGCGTTTTGACAATCCTTTGCGACCGGGATTCTTACCATCTGCAAAGTTTTCTGCTACATCTTGCTGACTGTTATCTAGAAATGCTACATTGTCCGGTATACCTAACTTTTTAATGCTCCATAGTATTTGATTATATTTTCCATCATATACTAATTGATCAGATCCTAGGTTTGGCGCACTTGAGTTAATTTGTTGCTCTGCTCGTTTGTAGCTCTGTGGTTTAAGATAATTTTTTGCATCCTTAGGCCAGCCGCCGCTTTGGACATTATAAAGTGAGATCAAACTATAGGACCACACACGGTTATCATCTGTTTCCCACCCTTGTTCACCATGTGGA